AACGGATTTTACTTGATCGGCTGTAATGTTCTCAAAATATTTTCTGCGTTGTTCGACTACTTCTTCAGGTATCCTTGCCAACACAAGGCCACCAACCCCGATTAACCCCTGATATTGTCCTTCTCGCACTACTGGATAGTCATGATCGCCTAATTGGTTTTTAATTTCTTCTGCTCTTACAAATTCCCAACCTTCTCTTAGTTTTTTAGACACATTCCCTGTGTCCATGAAACCAACACTTTCAGTTCTTATCCAACGATGCTTAAATCCTTTCGGTGCAGGAGGTGCATCCAAACTTGATGGAGGAGTCCAAGGTTTATTTCTTGTTTCTACTTTTTCCCTTGAACTGCGTGAAGTTCTATCTATTTTTTCAGTCATATTTACCCTTTCACGTGTTTAGCGTATTCTTCTAATGGCACTCCTAGTTTTCTAGCTATTGCTACCTGTGAACGAGTGAGTTTCACAGTTCTGCGTCCTTGCTGTTTACGCCCCGCTGAGGCAACAGTTTGAACTGGTCTTTCTTCTGCAAACTTATTGGGAAAGTTCTCCCTCATTTGTTTGTTTACTTCAGTATAATAGTCATCAGACTCTGGGTCAAACCCCTTTTGAACTAAATCTGTATGAATAGTATACGCAGCATTTGTCATAACCTTATCTTGACCAAACCAAGTGTTTTCATCTGCCCAAGCTTTTGCTTTCTCACTTGGCTCTTGTTGTGGTATAGGTTGTTGTTGTGGTTGTTGTTTTGCTAATTCCTCTGCTTCAGTTTTTTGCTGCTCTAATTGTTCTTTACGCATCTTTGCTTTCTCTTTTTCAACAGCTAATGCAGTAAGTTCTTGGTTAGCAGTCATCATAGAATCATAATCTTGTGATTCCATGGCAGTTTTTAATTTTTGTTTTACTTGTTCTGTTTGAGCATCAACTCTAGTTTCATACTCTTTAACAAATGACTCATCAACAACATTTTTATCTTTTTCTGCTTTGTTGTATTTTGTTTGTAACCCTTTTGCATAATCAAGAGCTGCTTTCTCTCTTCTCTCAGCCTCTCTCATTTTTCTAGTAAGCTGATTAATTCTTTTTTGTACAGTATCAGAAACTTGTTCTAGATTATCTGATTTATCCAAAGGTATCTCTTTTTGTACCTCAGCTTTTATGTCTTGTTTGATAGGATCAGAGTATCCTAAATCTACTGGCTCTAATTCAGGTTTTTCTTTTTCTGTGGTAGAGTCTTGTTCTACCTGTATGTCTTTTTCATCAATTCCGTCTGTGTCTAGTTCAACTTGTTGTTGTTCTGCCATAACTACTCCTTAAAATAGTGCGAGGATGTCCTCGGGTTGTTGTATTGTTGCAATAATCTCATCATCGTTTAGTATTCTGTGTTCTCCGTACTTTGTTTTAAACCTTGCACCAGCATATCTACCATAAACTACAAACTGTCCTCTTTTACACCAGGGACCTTCCGGAAATTTTGTTTTGTCTTTATAACAAAGATCACCCATTTTAACTACAAGACCAACTACAGTTGTCATCTCCATAGTTTCAGCAGTTTTATCAGAAAGTAAAATACCACCTTTAGTCTTCTTTTCTGGTATGTAAGGTTTTATTAACATTCTATATCCAACAGGATTAGGTAGAATATTGTAGTATTCTTCTCTTTCTTCTTTTGTCAATGGTATGTTGGTTTTTGTTTTAGGTTTGTTTGGTATGATTAGTTTTGGTTTTTTCTGTATCTCTAAACTCATATTTTATCTTCCTTTTTTAGCAGGTCATTTATATCCTGAAGCAACGACTCTAATGCGTTGATCTTACCTCTAGCATATTGCAAGTTTTCTATTGTGTCTACACCATAAATGAGATCTTCTTTATATTTATCTATATTTTCTTTAATTTTAGCTCTTAAAACTTGTAGTGTATCTATATCGTACATTAAGCATGTATCCTTAAATGATGCTTAGGACCTAGTTTTTTTCTATGTCTTATAGCAGCTGGTTTGTATCTTCTTTTAATATGTTTAGTTTCTAGTTTTACAAATACTTTAGATTTTTTAGCCATTACTTTTTAATAACTTTTGTATCTACTTTTTTAATTTTGTCCAGGGAGCGCAATCCTCCGATGCCCAGCATGCCGAGCAAAAGCGGCATCATGATCGACATGTCAGCTTGTGGAACAGTAATACCAAATCCTGCACAAATCGGAGCTACCATGAAGTTTATACCTAGCGATAACGCACAAATCCATCCGCACAAGGGTCTCCACGAGGATTGAAACCAATTACCTTTTGCTTCTTCAGTGTTTAATTTTATTTGAGCTAATGCTAATTCTTGAGCATGTTTTTCTGCCATAGTAGATATTTCATGACTTAGTTGTGCTGCTTTATCTTTATCTCTTACAAACTTGCTTATAAGTTTAGTTGCTGGTCCTATTAACGCAGTTAGTGCCATTATTTAACTCCTATAAATTTTTTACCTTTTACTTGTATATCACTAATACCTTTGATGTCACTTTTCACTCCATTTTCTCTATGAGGACATCCAGGCATATTCATCATATTGCCAATACTTACCATAGTAATAATTAATCCTCTAGGATTAGGTCCCTTTTTTGGTGGGGGTCCTTGTCGCTTGCCTTTCATTATTTTTCTCCATATCATTCAAAATTTTCATCTCTTGTAGGTCTAGCTTTTCATCTGCTACACGTATTCTTTCTTTACCTGCCTCTTCGGCATCTTCTCTTTTCATCCTATCTAAGTCAAGTCTTTCTTCAAACTCATTAATTTTTCTTTGCATGTCCATAGCATTTTCTTGACCTCTTCTTTGAATATCCATAGCACGTAAATCAAGTTCTCTATTTTTTAATGCTACTAATGGATCTTGTTTACCACCTTCTTGTTCTGCAAAAATATTAGTTAATACTGCAATTTGTTCTGCAATCATACTTTCTGTTTCTGCTAAATAAGATTGTGGATCTCTTTGTTCTAATGCCACTAAATCAGGTCTGTTTGTTTTAACTTCTAAGAAAACTTGTGCTCTAGCTTTCATAGAAATGTGTTCTTGTACATGTGCACTTAACAAGGCATGTACCATAGCATTTGCTTGAACCATTCTTGTCTTCATAAAAGCAACATGTGCTGCAATGTGAGCATCATGGTTTTGAAAATAGAAAGCTGTAGGTATTTTCATACGTAAAGCATCAGAATTTTCTGCACCTGGATCTTTAGGTGTTGGTTTATCCTCTGGTTTAAGTATTTTATCAATATCTTTTGTCCCCATTGCTTCATAAACACGTTTATATGCCTCTCGAAGGTTATGAAGTTGTGGATTTGACTGTGCGATTTGTAATTGTTGGCTCGCAAGCGTAATTCTTTGCGATAAACTAAAAATATTTGGGTCTGCTACTGGAATTACATCTACTTCAGGGCTAAAATCCAGCATTTTTATCATTCGATCACCACCTGGAACTGCATATGGGTAGGTAGGAGGCAGGTAAGTGCCAAAAACACCAGCTAAAAGTCTAAATTCTATACGCATCGCATAGTAACAACGCTTATGTATGGCACTCATTACACGTGAACCACGTTCAAGGAGAGCTAACGTAGTTCCAACTGCTCTATTCTGTTTGTCTTCTCCCGTTTGCATGTCCATGACACCCGCAAATTTTTGTCCAGCTTGTACAACAAACCCTAAAAGTTGCATTAAAGTAGCACTTGGCTCTTTAAATGGTAGCATCATAAACTGATCTTTAATATTTCCACCTGGTGCATCTACATCTCTAAACTCTCCAGGTTGAAAAGCTTGGTCATCATCTCTAACTCGTATACCCCTTGACTTAAAACCAGCAGGTAAGTTAGATAATGTTCCAGCATCTAGTAATTGTCTTAGTGCAGCAGTAGCAGTTCTTGATAAACCACCAATCATATGTATCAAACCAAACCCGTAAAATCCTAAACCAGGTAAAAATTTGTAATGCACAAAATATTCTTTACGATTCATTTGTGGATCGTCAGGGGAGTAATTTCTGTAGATAGATAATACTTCTTGTGAACCTTCATCTATCGTTACGATGTAAGGTATCTTTACATTTTTTTCATCAGTTTGTGGACCTAAATATTCTTCTATATCTAAGTGTACGTGCATTTCTAAAATGTTAAATTGATAATCTGTATCATTTTCATCTACACCCTCTAATTGGTTATACTTATCTTGAATGTCGTTATCATCGGATCGAGAAGGTAATATGTCGACTTCACGATAGAAGCCAGCTACTTGTTTTTTCAAAACTTCGTTTTCAGACATTTTAACTACATGCGTGATTCTTTCGGATTCTTTTATATCTGTTGCATAGTAAGGCACAACTAAATCTTCTGCTGGTACAAACTTAGCTACAGCTCTACCCATCACTTCATCATAGTAAACCTTTTTAAACGCTGACCCTGCAAGTGGTAAATAAAACAATAGTTGGTCAAAGTCAGTTGTATATTCTTCCATCTTGTCTGTTAACATATAATTCATAAAATCTTTTACTCTTTGAGCTTGTTCAGATTTTTCTGTTGTGACATCACCAACTACTTGTGTGTTAACTGGACCTTGTGATGGTAATAATTCTTTGTAAGCTTGTGCTTGAAATTGTGTTACAGATTCTGCAAGTAATGGATGTGTTACAGAAGATGCACCTGTAAAAGGTCTTGCTTCTTCATTATACTTAAAACCTAATAAATCTAATCCTGATGTATAAGCTTTTTCCCAATCACTTCTTGATTGTTTATCTTTTTTATAATCAGTTATAAGTTCACCACCTAGTCGTGATAAAACAGTATCATCCATCTCTTCAGCAATATTTGCATAAAACATTTGCTCAGCCATTGCT